CCCGTATCATATATCGGTATGATACTAACTATCCGCCTTTAAAAGGGTTTGGTCCCTCAGACCCCCTGTGCTGGGGGCTCATCATCCTTGGCAATAAAAAATGCCCTGGGTGCTCCTGTGAAGAAAAATAAACTAAAATCTTCACCTACTGATGTAAATGCATGTATCGCTGGATTAGTATCCACACCTGGTTGCCAATAACACAACAAGTCATGAAAAAGATTAAACTCTGATAGACTTGTCTGATTAGCCAATTTTGCCGGGGAAAATCGGTAAGGGGAATAATAAGGCAATTCCACTTCCAACACAGGGTTCTGTGTTGTAGTCGTTACCGTTGATCCTCCCCATAAGTGTGGTACTTCCATGCACATCTTTCGTACACGTTCTGAAATTGTTGAACTTCCTACAACATCTTGTGGATGGTCAGCATGTAGATAGCCTGTAGATACAACTGGGTCTCTTGAAACGATCATCAATTCTGATCCAGTTTCAATTGATCCTGTACGGGCATATTTCCATCTCATACCCCCACGCCGACATACAAATGCTGGTGTAAGGTAATTCAGAAGTGTGTTATGTGCATAATTATAGGGAGAGTTGGGACTAGGTACTGTACTCAAATGCACAGCACCTGGTGCCTGTCCTCTATAAAATGGAAAATCAGGAGTCTTAACCACTGTATTACATAAAGTAGCAATGTTAGGTACAGTGGAAGAATGATACATGAATCTTTTAAGACATTGGCGGAAAGAAACAACAGGATCTCCATAATAGACTAAATCTGTTTTGTCTCTCATTGACATAATGGGAGCCATAATTTCTGTTGCTTGTGTCTTTAAAGGTGCATTCTCATCAGTTGTCAAATCGGAATCTGGATGTGGATTCTCCTCACCCATCTGAGCTACATATTCATCTTGATAAAACCATGAAATGTCCTCTATTACAGATGGATCAGGGTTAGCCACTTCAAAATCATCTCCTGCTGAAACAAATACATTTATCTGTACATCATTGTCAACTGTGGTATTAGGTACAGCCAAATCGTTAACAACATATACAGCTATTACACCATTTCCATATCCAAAAGGATTTGTTACTGGTGAAGTGCCCCAACGTAAAGATGAAGTCATAGCATTGCGCCGGTATAACCACGCACGCTCAGAACCCCATCCGATTTGAACAGTAAAATCTCGTTCCTTAGCAAGATCGATAATATATGTATAATTCGTATTATATTCATTTGAACTGAAAAACGCTGGATCATACACAATTTTCAATCTGCCCTTATGGAACGCAGAAGCAATTACTTGAAATCTAAACTTCATTGAACCCCGCCAATTTGCAAATGGTAGTGTTGCAAAACAACAGGGAGGTAAAAAGACTTCAGTAAAATACGTATTCCATATGACTGGAGAACTTCTGCATTCCAAAGAAGACCCTCTATAGGAGCACCAACAGCCCAATTAAAGGTTGTCAGATAAGCCTCACGAGTAGCTATACTCTTAATGGAGAGTTCATCAACAGAACTCAATCCAACTACACGAGGGTCAATTGTCAATTCTTGTTTAGCATCCAAAGTTAACTTCTGCGATGTATCCGGAACATTAGTATTAGCTAGATTACCAACATATGTTGGTTTGTACGGTAATATATCTGCTAACACAATTGGACGAGAGTATCCAAACATAGTAGCAATAGAAGATACAGCATTAGCTGCCATTTCTGTTGCTCTAGCATATGCGGAAATTCCCGGTATATTAGAAAGAGCTCCGGACACTTTAGCTATAACTCCAGCAGGCTTGGAAATAACTCCATTACCATACTCATCACCTGTTTGTGGTACATACTCTCCAATCTGGGGAGCCAAGGATGCTGGTTCGACGGATGTAGGAATTGACAAAACTACATCCTCAGCCCATACAAAGACAGATATAATCACTCCATCTGTGCCACCATTGGCATGTTTCAATAAATTCATTGCTCTCAAAGTCATACTACCCATACGTCTCCACTCCTGTGAAGGAATACTTAATGCATTCTTATACCAAACAAATGGTAAAGACAAGGTTCCTCCTTGACTATTTGTCGGATCTAGATAAATATGTGGTCTTTGACTAGAAAAAATGAGATCTCTTGAAATTGGCGCACGATCAGTAGTGAATGAATCATCTAAATCTAAGGGCCAATAGGACGCTATTAGGCGTCCATAGTGGAAACTACTCCCATTTATCAGAAATTTAACATTCAATTTACACCGTAAAAGGTTAAAATTTGAAATTCTGTTTATCACACGTGGATTCTCAAAGAAAGATTGCCACGGATATATACTCTGATAAAAAGAAGCACCCGGAAGCCATTCATAAGATGCAATCTTTATAGGACGCGCAAAGAATTGCGCTAAAGTCGCATCATTAGAATCTGCTATCCCAAATGATGGGTCTGGGTTACTATCCACTGTATATCCCCATTGTTCCGTTTGATCTGCAAAACGGACATTTTGGACCTGGGAATCACGGTCCTCGGCATTTATGGTAATGCTAAACCTCTCAGTATTAGTAGTAGCAAGTCGTCATTAATTGTATGATGGAAGACTCAATCCATCATCAATGCGTCAGCCATGCGTACGGCTAATACAACTCCTAAATAGGAGAACCTCACGAGGGAGGTGCCTCACTCTGCAAGCCAATCCTTCTCGATCTGACTGACTATGGTTGAAAAGAACGGTAACCAATACAGAGTGCCCCACTTTTAGCGCTTGAGCATGTGGGGGTGCGCCCAGAGGGATGTGTTTAATGTCAACCCAAGACACGGCAGCACTAATGCTGCTCGGATGGAGGTTTAATACCCTCCTCAGTTGCTTCTAAGATATATTTCTCCTTCCACTGTCTCAATCGTTCATCATAGTCCTCATGAACGACTGTACAACCATGGAGGATATCAGCTCTCCTAGCAACTTCAAGCATTTGCCCACGCCGATGCTCATAGACATCACGACCATGAGAGAACCATTCTCTCAAAGCTCCGTCAATATTTTGCATCGCTTGTTGTTCACGTGATAAGGCCTTGGATTTTAATGTCGCATGCAAACTCTTGAAGATTGAATCTTCGTCTAATGCACCCATTATCATCCCGGTCTCTTCACAGAAAACATTCTTCCGCTTGAGCAAATCTGCATTTTCATCCGTCATATACGGAACAGGTGTTGATTCCTTATCAGGCATCGTGAATTTCATATCGTGGTCCTCTAAGAACTGAGCCACTGATAAATGATTAAATTCAGGAAAATCATGTCTCACAGAACTCTTGGCATCATCGCCATAAGTAATCAATGAACATACTTCCCTAAAAGGTGGAATATTCCGCCGATCACGTGTGATATGGAAAAAAGCACAACGAAACAACAATGAATTTACAATTGAGTTTATATAAACAGTAAGGTTATGCCCCGAAGGGTTTGAACCAAAATGTTGTATGAGATCGCCATTATATGCCATCAATGGATAGCATGTATCTGTCGCAATCCCACGCATAATACTCAATGAACGCTCGGAATAACCACATTCCTTAGCTATATCCATCATTATTCGAAATGCCATAAACATTGCCTGTGCTGGCATACGGAGATCATACTTACTATAATCTCCAGCCAGGATCCGATCTTTGCCATAGCGTGCAACATGCTTAGCCAATTGGTCCCATTCAGGACCTTGCGCATTAACACCTACAGCACATTCGGATGAAAATGGTAGAATGGATAAGGCACGTGCTACAGGTAAATAGTACTTTCGCACCAAAAGTTGAAATACTATTGGTGCACCTTGAAACACACGCACTTTATCCTTGGTCAATTTTGTTGGCTCATCCTTCAAACATGCCTTAAATATAGGATAGCAACGTTCACCTTGAACGTACTTCTCCTCAAACTCCTTAGCATGATTCCAAAACCTAGCATCAAGTTCTGCTGGACATTGGTGAGTTGGATGACCCTCTGGATCGATCATAACCAGATATTGGGACTTTGGTCCCGATAGCGGATATCCGACAGATGTATTCGGTGGCATTTTATCAATAAAACGTAATCCATCTATGCCACACACTGTCTCCATTTCGGAAAGTGGTTTAACTTTTGACATAACTTTAGGGAACTTCCGCAATTGTTCCATAAAACCACTATAATAATCCATAGCTGCTCTTTCTAACAATGAGCCCTCGATACCGCACGATGGTTTGGTAGAGTATTGTAGAGAAGCTTGCCAAGGAAAAGATTTCCGAAATTTAGGGCCCCCCCATTTCTGGGGGATACCACACACGTCCTCCACGTGTTTGGATATCACCGTTGTCTCCACTTCAGAGTGATATGATGCACGACCAGTAACTTGCCCATAATACTTGCAATTAGTGCCCTCAGGCAAAAAATTGACAGGGCTCTTGGGATGTACATCATCATTTTGATAAAACTGCACGTCATATAAGCTCTTGGGAATTTCACCCTCACTCTTTGACACAACAATATGAGATTTATTCTCTAACTGTTCAAATGCATTATCAAACTCACTCCTCAATAAAAGACCACTACAACCCTTATTTTCTCCAGTAACACCACCGAGATGAAATCCTCCAATAGTAGGACCTTTAGTCTCTGTGATGATTGGTGCCATACACAACCCCTCAAAAGTGGGGAATTCTAATGTATACTTGGCTCCATAAAAACTGGAAGCTAAGGTTACAACATCACCTGGCAACATTAGGAGACGAGACACAGTACACTCGCCATCCTTCTGTTTAAACACAAGTCTACCAGGAGCTGTACCAAAGCGGGCTGTAGGGAGATATGGTGATAAATCCTTCCAATCTCCTCCATTTGGCACCCACACCAAAGATAAATCCGTTCCGGGAATATGCACACTATGCTTTCTATAAAGGTAACATTCAAAATTGCCACCTATTTTCGTAGGGTCATGTCGCGTAAAACAAGCTCTCATATCATCTGCTAACCACATATGATTTGGAACTAATGCAACATTTGACTTAACAAAGAAAGCATTGCAGAAATAATGTTTAGTTACTCCTGCAATGGTTGTGTACAAATCCATATAACACAAGTTAGCTTTCACCATATTTTCCAAACGATCTGGAATAGTGGTTTTGGCTTTCTCGGAACATGGCATCGGGGTCACACGGACCCCAGCCCATGGATTCACTTCAGCATCCCTAGCATCTATCTCGGACTCCTTCGTAGGACCAAGATTCCCCTGAGATGTTGGTATCACTCTAATGGCCTTATAAATCTGTGCAACTGCATAAAGTACAGCAATTGTAATACACGTTCCAGTAATCCACTTTATGTGACGATCACGGTGCATCTTAAAGACCAAAGGCATAGCATCATTTGCCGCAACTGCTTTTTCATACAGTCGCTGCTTCTCACGTCTAACTACACCTGTAATACCAACAGCGGGAATAATCATTAATACCCATAAATATTTATGAGTAGTAATGCCCAAATAGACTATATACATCATAGCTAGAATATGATTACGATATGATCTTCTGATCATCTCCTGCAATGTGTCATACTGGGTAAACCAGACAACATACTTTGCATAATCACTCTCAATCCATGATGTGGGTAACCAATTTGTCCATACTACCCAGCGCGAAGTCTCCAGCCATTCAAGGCGGTCCAACAACGCACGGGCAGTATTTATTTCCGCCCGCTGTGTCCATGAAAAACATCTCCGCGAATACTGCTTATATTTAGGTAGCATTGCTGCTACTATATATTCTCCAAACTGTTGACTATATGTTTCACTAGCAACAGTATCCTCATCATAACCCCACTCCTGGGGTACTTCACGAGGTTGGGCAGAATTTGCAGGAGTGTAATCCGTATCAGCATGGTATGCCTCACACATTTCACAATATCCATAAGGACAAGATAGTGACATACGTGGTCTATGTGGCAAACCTCGATGATTACAGAGACAAACCCCCGGAAAGGGGAATCCGCATTCAGAACACAACTCAATTTTCTTCGCTAAATTATTACTATTTTCAACAAACCTCCTTTGATTTTCAAAGAAAGCTTTTGAATCTCGTCCAACCCAGCGAATAAATTGTGGCAACGATATATTTTCAAGTTGTAGACCCTCTGCAGTCTTTACAACCTCCCATTCTACCGTTGCGGGCTTACCCTCGATAGGATTTGGAACACCATAAGATTTCTCTACTGTGATATTCCAAAAATCAGGTATTAATGGCGGACCATCAGGATAAGCGATACGAACCTTATTTTCATCCAACATGCCGTGAGTAGCAAACTGTGATTTTACAGTGCACTCAATGGTAATACGATCACGGCGTGTGATGGAGGCAGGTTCGTTTGAATATACTCGAGCACAGGAATCCTTCACATTTTTAGTTGAAATGATCACCTTTGGTTCTACTGATACTTTGCCTTTCATGTCAGCCTCTGCCATATTGGCATACGTCCGAACATTATTGACTAGTTGAATCAGTAGTGCCGTAGGTGCTCTCTCAACAAAATCAGACTTGGTATTTCCGATATCATCTAGAAGAACTCCATTTATATACGAGCGATAATTGGACATATATTTGTCGTACTCATTGTACGTGACAATACGATCATCCGTTGCAGCATAGCCGTTCATCATAAGAGTGAGAACCATAAGAACATTAGCTACCGTGGATTTCCCCACGGCTGTTCCTCCAAAGACACCAATAGAATATGGTGCTTCTCTCAATCCTCCTTGAACACGAGTCTGCCGAAAAGATGCTTGCCAATGTCTCAACATATCCAATTTTCGGGCAATTATATTTTTCTCTACAACGCCCTTACTCGTAATCTTGAGCATATTCGCCTTCTCTATACATTGCGCTAACAAAGCTTCATAATCATTTTCTGACAGCCCTTCAAATTTTTCCAAATTTCCGGATCGTGCATATTCATGACAGCGCATACATTTAGAAAAGGAATCCTCAAAATACTCACTTTCCATATCACTATACATCAGCGGTTTAAGTGATTTGCGCTCAAAACAAGCATATCCACCCTCAACAAAGAACGTGATGGTTTCAAAAACAGCATCGATTAAATCTACTGCTGAAGCTTGTTTAGGAGCAGCACCTACGGAAAATAAGCGCATTCCTCCCACTTTAAAGTCTAAGTTAGCAGCATCACAAAGTCCTAATGCTAAACACAAACTCAAGACATTAGAAAGCTTCTTAAAACCCTCATTACCAACAATCAATGACCAGTTCACTTGAGCTTCCTTTAAAAGTAGGAGCCATTCAGGGCGTTCCTTATCATTCTGTTTTTTACAGGAACCCATACTCACCGAAGTTTGAGTAGCTGTCTCTTCTGCATCAGACATTTCTGCTGCAGTAGACGCTTCTGTAATCGGTGTCATTTGTGACTCTTCTGTCTCTATCATATCAGGCACTAACGTACCGACCTGAGAAAAATAATCATCATCAGAAAATACAGATGATAAATATGTAGCGATTAAACTACAAACAGAGTCATTATAATGGGTCTTGAAATACAAAAATAATGTTGAAACGAACCCTGTAACAGTCACACAATCTTTGAGCGCAAGAAACAAAGAAGCAAGGTTTTCCACACGATTCAATAAAGCATCGTTAATTGGAATACCGCGAATCATGGCTAGATTGGCAAAAGCTGTTGTTATGGCTGAAGGAGTTCGTGCCATATCCATCACTCCAAAATGTGGTGAATAAGGCTTACGTTTCTTCCCACGCATTTTATTCTCTTGGCGCTTACTCTCTCGAGCAGCTGCCTTAAGACGCTTCAGAAAAAGATCTCGCCTGATCTTCTTTTCGTCAGCAAACTGTGGGAGATAAGGACATGAACTCCTTAAGCGCATGCGAGCCCTCCACTCGCAACACACACGGATTAAACATACAGCACCACACAACAGAAGTGATAAGTGCCACACGTGTAATGCCGCCATAATACCGCATAGAATATCAGGAACCCATGCGGTCATCAAAACTACCCATACACACACAATCCACACGGGTGGAGTGTACACAGCAGTCATAAAAGGGGGAATCTTTCCCCTGGGGCAAGCCTCCGTAATACTTGCATCACCTACGGTACAGTCAGAGTTGTAACCAGCCTTAGAGAACTTATTCATTGTACTCAAGAGGTGAATAGAATCTTGCAACCGTTTAAAAATGAAGCACTATTAAAGTGAAGGGTGTTATATCCCACTTCACAATACAAAGTAAAATCGAATGAAACATCATCTACCGTTTCAGATATAGTCCCGATTTACGCATACGCTACAGGTATCCTCTGGGTTTCATAATGCCCTTCTTGATTATGTGCACATGGGTGGCCTCCTTACGGGGAAGCGGCCCACAATACATGTGATCCTTCTGACAAAATCTAATATTGGCTTTCTAGGTACTACTGGACGTACACCAACATCATGCACTGACTCGCCTTCATAGTCGGACACACGCACAAAAAGGAATCAAAAGACCTTCCTTCATATTGCTTCAGTGATCATTAAATACAACATATAAAAGAGACTGTAGGATTTCTGACTCAATCCACTCACAGGGTCCTTTAAATCACCTAATCAAATCGCATAACAAGGATGAATCGCAAAAGATTCACTAATCCAAGACAACTGCTATTGATAAAGGCTTAGGGACCGAGCAGAATAAAAGACATACTCTCAAACAAGAATCCTAAACATGCTATCCGTATAAAATGAATAAAGGAATCTGTATAAAACAGAGTAATATATTATTGCTAATCAAAGCAAAACAAATGGTACTACCGGCCTGCGATAGATACCGTTCATAAATAGACAGGTTGACACCTGTGTTCCCAAAATAAAACAGGGAACAATTATATCATTAGACGAAATGAGGATACAATCATCTTCAATAATTCCTAATACTAATTCACACATCATCTGTTAGTCAAACATCCGTGAGAAAATTCCTCATGACTTGTTCCGTATCGTGGACTAAACGTATGATAAAAATGTAGGCAAATTAGCTACCTTATAGGTATAATGGGCGTCGAAACGCCCAAAATAGCTACAAAATAAGTAACCTGGGCGTCAGAGACGCCAACTACAACAAGAACCTCGCACGAGCTTACGC